GCATAAAGCCCCTCACTCTATTTGTTACTTGTGTTTAAGCTTCACTTGCCCAAATACCTGTACAACTAACCATGTACCAACCATCCTTACCATCACCAACTAGCTTACAACTATCTCCAGTTGTTGCAGTAGCTTTAGTATTTATGAGGTCTTTATCGTCTACTCCACTGAGTACAACATTAGTACTAGCACAAGTTGTTCCATGAATAGCATCATTAGCATTGGGGCTAATAGTAATAATGTTATTACCATCTGTTCCAATGTTAATAAATGTATATTCAACGCCTTTAGCACTTGCGGGTAAAGTCACTACTTTGGCATCAGTTCCAATGAGAAATACTTTCCCACTATCACCAACACCTAGACTTTTACTATCCGTAAGTGTTTCTACACTTGCATTTGAACCACCTAAATAAGGTCTAGCCATAATTAACCTCCCTTAATCTGTGATTTTGAATAGCTTGTGACTTTCAATTAAGGTAAGACCAATTCCTTCATCTGAGAAGTACTGATCCTTTACACCATCATAAGCATTGTCAGTTTTGATGTTTGCTTGAAACTTTGGCGCTCTATACTGCATCAAAGACAAGTTCTCATCACTCACAACAACCATAGATTTGTTATATGGTCCTCTTAGAGATGGAGTTGGAATTAACTGAAGCATTCCATGAGGTGTTTCTAGCATTCTGTAATTGAATCCTAAGCCATCACGCTTCATGTCGCCTAAACTAACAGTCCAACCCGAGTTACCTGCAAGTCCACTTGCACCAGACATTTTAGAAAAATATCCTAATGCACCCGCACCAACAAAAGCACGTTTACTTCCAGCTTCAGGAACATAATGGAATACTTTTTCCATATCGTCAACAAATGCGCCATAACTATAAGATGCTTCAGAAATAGTAAAATTATTCTGGTCATCTCCAGTTTTAGCATTGTTCTCGATTGCAGGAATAATACCCATTGTTGTTCTGATTGGTCCATTAGTACCAGCAATTGATTCTAAACTGCTAAAACCACCACTAAGATTCCAAGGATGCATACCATATAGAAATGCTCTTTCTTTTTGAATCTTATGTTCTTGTGATTTTTGGTCTCTGAGCCTAGCTAATTCAGAAGATTCTCCACGAAGAGATGCTTCTAAAAGAGTTCCAGTAATTTGCAATGGTGTCTTAAAGATTTGACACTGATTGTAAACTACTTCTAGCTCGTCAGCCCAAGCTTCAGGTGCAGTTCCACCCTCCTCATGAGCATTACCAACAACAATAGCTATATCACCATTTACAGATGTATATTCTAAAGATTGGTTATTAGCTGTACCATCGTCACCAATACCACCAACAGTATCAGACTTAGAAAGCATTCTAAGTTTTACATGAGGGGTACTATCACAAAAGGTTACTAAGAATACACCTCTTTTTGTTGAAAGCGCTGAATTCCATATCTCAACTACTAATCCTACATATGAATCACCAAAAGCAGAATTAAGTCCAATTGGCGTACTAACATCAATAACAGCACTTTCGCTATTATTATCTGCTACTGCAACACTATCTTCAGCAATAGTAAATTGTTGCTTTTGCCATGGGTTACGATGTTCAAACATCTTATATGTTGGGTCTGCTAACCCACTTACTACACCACGATTTGAAATCACAGTAGTAAATGGAGTTACATCAGTCCACAACTCTTTAACAATATTCGGGCGGATATAAAAATCTCGACGATCTGTGTATAATACACCCGAACTTGATAATTGTTTAGCTGACATTTAAGTCCTCCTAAGTTCGTTTGTTTGCCATTAAGCCTAGATTAAATAAATCCTCATCATTGTATTGTGGTTCAGGTTCTCCACTACCTACACCCGCAGGTGGGGGAACTACCGCTCTACCTTGACGATTCTTCATCATTTCAGCTTTCTGTCTTGTTTGTACCTCTGCTGTACTTGGAGCATTGCGTATTCTATCAAGAGCAACAAGATTCTCTAATGAGAGACTATCAGGAGATGTGTAGTAATTAATAAACTCAGAAGCTTTTTCTGGAGTATATCCATAACTATTAATCAGATTTTGTTGCATAGCTTCTTGCTGTTGCCTTGCCATCTGTTCCTGTTGTTGTGCTTGTTGTTGTTGATACTGACGCTCTAAATCAGATTGTCTTTTAGCTTCAAGGTCTTCTTGATAACTAACCAATTCTTCTCGGTAATTATCTAGATTTTCTCGATATTTAAAACTAGCTGATTCAGGGTCCATGTACGCTTCAGAGGCGTCATAGTTACTTGGCTTACTAGGTCGTTCGGGTTTCTTTAGTGATTCGACAGATTTCTCTTGCGAGGGAACCTGAGGGGTATCACCAGAGAGTGATTTTGCAACATTGTCCAATACCCAAGGATTATCATTAATATGCCTAGCGATAGGCTCTAATTGCTGAAACTCCTTTAGCTTCTCTTCCATTTTGCTATATTCACTCGCCTTTTGATCGTATTTACTTTGCCAATATTCGTGACGTTTTTCTTCAGGATTTTCCTGAGGTGCCACAGGTGTTTCCACCTTTTCTTCAGCCATATACATACCACCTTCTTGGTTGGTATCTTCAAATGGCTCTAATACAGGTTGAGTTGTCTCAACTCCTACATCGTTTGTACTTTCGTCAGCAACGATATTATCTACTTCATTCACGTTTGTTTCTCCTTACAGATTTGCCTTACGAGGCAGCAACCTGTGGTTTCTTTTCCTTACTTCGTTCCATAGTTAATTGGTCATTAAGACGGGCTTCAAATAACTCAACTGCTTTTGCAGTCTTATCACTTGACCTACCCAACTCTGATTTAAATTTTTCAATTTCGACTCGCTTCTTATCGTGAACACTCTCACGCTCAGCAGTCTGTAAGTCACCTTTGACTTTCTTTAATTCTTCTTCTAGTTGTTGTATCATCTGTTGTTGTTGTTGCATAATAGATGTACGTTCTAGTACCCCTTCCGTATCCGCTACTTCTGTTTGTTCAAGTATTTCTACTTGGTCAATGATACCCGCTTGGTACAATTGCATATAGTAATCAAATCTTGCCCAACGATTAGATGGTAGTGTAGACCCACTAACTACAATCAAGTCATATTTGCCTATTGTAACATCATTTACACGACCTATGATTTCTTTAGTAAAATCATCATATATTGGTCTATTTAATAAGGCTTCACTTGTTCTACCATCGGGTTTCATCAATCGAATCACTTTTTCGTCTACGTATGTTTGCTGAATCAACTGCACGATAACTTTACCTACTTGATTCAACATTTCGTCAATGTCGTCTAACTTAGACTTGATTCTTCGTTGGGCGTATTCATCTATAGCCACAGTACCTTTATAAGTCTGAGGAGCCGCACTTGGGTCACCTGAAGACAAAGGATGTATGCCTAGAATATGATAAATACTATTTTTTGCATCTTCTCTATTTTTATATAATTCATTGGGAAGCGGAATTGGACCCGCAACAATAGGTTGACCAAGTTCAGGGTCATATTCAATTACTCCTGTTCCAGCCTTACTCCATTGCTCTTCTAATTGTTTTCTATCCATTGAGCCACGAGGTATTAAAAGCTTTGTATTTGTAGAGCTAGATGCGTGTGCAATGATAAGAGAAGTAATCTTATTAATGTATTCTTGAATTGGTTTTACAAATCTCACATCACTCATTGGATACGGATTTCTATTATGCCTATTCATTAGAGGCACAATTGGATACTCATCAATATCAAGAATCATATTTACAATTATTTTTCCACCAATAGAGAGTATTCTTTGAATTCGGTCTACAATAACTTCATTCATTACGATAAAGCCTTCGTCTATCATATACTCTTTAGTAACGGGAGTTAATTTTGTTTCTGTGCCAGGGATTGCACCTTCGTGTTCTTTTCCTGGCATTATTTTAGGCTGACCCGTTTGAGGGTCTTGCATCATGTGATATACACCACCAGTAGCTTCATAGACTTGCATTAATTCACGAACTGCGCTTTGCTCTGTTACAGGCTGAATGCCTTGAGCATTTTCCATTAATATCGCAGGTTCTTGAATGAATTCTTGCATTCCCTTTTCATTCAAGATATTCTCTTCACCAGTTATAGTATCTAATAAGTGAAAATAGGGAAGTTTAACCTTTTCGTATCTGTCAATTATTTCATAGTGTTTATAATAATGATCATCTTCCTTAGGTCCAATGTCTTGGTCGAGAGTGCCTTCCCTACTTTCACTGGGGTAGCGAACATTTCCTGAAGTAGTTTTCATATGGGGTAGCATTTCTACTGCCCTTGGATACATTACTTGAATTTGCTCTCCTGTAATCTGCTTTGCTACAATCAAACAAGCAGAATCACGAGCAAACGTATCTTTTGAGTTTGGGTCTACATATAAATTCAAAGGGTCAATACTTTTAACCTTTATTTCACCTCTGCCAAAATCAGCCATTCCATCTGAATAAGCTTGTAGGACACCCATACCCTTTACATAATAATCATCTATTGCCTGTTTTAGTTCTACATTGCCATTTGATATATCCCATATATATGACATAATATCTGAAAATAATCTTCCAACCTTTGTATCGGAGTCATCCCTACCTGTAGATTGAAACTTTGGTTTGTTTGCAGTAAGAAGTGCTTTTGCTTGTTCTACTGCGGGATAAATAATATTGTCTACAATAGGGGATTGCGCACGTTGTTCTAATGCTTTTTTATGAGAACGCTTCCATTGTTGATTATTGCGAAACTCATCATCTTCCATAGCTTGAGTTGCCCAATTGGCTCTAGCTTCATGGTAATGGTCTAATAGCTTCTCTGACTTGGTTACTTCTGGGTGGGTTTCGTGCGCCATATTCTGGCAACGATATTAGAAAATTAGCTTTTCGATAATCTACGGAATTATGCTAACTGCCAATCAATTTTACTTAATAGCTTCTTACCTCTAGTTATTAGCGTAGCATCTTGATATGTATGATATGGAGGGTACGAACCTTTATTAGCATAATAAAATCCATCTAAAATATCATCGTGCTTTCCTCTTGGGAATAAGAGTAATTCATCAATGAAGTCTAATTGCTCTTCAAGTATATGAACTTTTTGTTTAGCAAATAATGGTTGAAGAGATTCCAATCTATGAGACTTACTCGTTCTAGGATTTTCTTTAATGTTCAGACCTGGGATAAAGATTCCTTCATCTTTACTACGCTTGATAACATATTCTCTTAACATCTCCTGATAACCAACAGATTCTATCCTTGTTTTCTCAGAACGATACAATTTAAAATTATCTACAATTGCTTCTGCTAGATTTAGTGGTGTAGCGTGTTTTCTGTAATATGGAAGTGCATACCTATTCTCATCTTCATCTATTGCCATATTAAATATCACAGAATAGTCAGCGCCTTGTTTTACGCTTGAAGCTGGGTCTACCCCTGTAAATACATTAACTGCTTTTATTTCATCTACTTTTTTACCATTCTTAGTTAGTATATGTAAATAACTATTATTTCCCTTACGAAAGAATTTTCCTGTAAAATATTGAAAATCATCCTTTTTAAAGAGTTGGTCTTCATCTCCAACGATTTCACACATAAACTCTCTATAAAACACAGAAAGCCTATTAATAGATTCTAATTCTTCTTTTTTCTGTATTAATTTTTTTATACTCCACCATTCTTCCCACAGTGCCTTACCATTATCAATGTCGGGTTTAAAGGTCATATTGAGCCAACCTTTCATTGACTGCAATGTTTCCACTAAACACCTTTGATGTTGAGGAGTACCAATAATAATTATTCTACCTTTGTTTGGGTCTACCGATGGAACAGCAGACTGCAATAACCATCTAAGGTTTCCTTCCATCGCTTCTGCGGTTTTCGTGTTATTTTCATCTTCAGGGTCGTCTACAATAATTAGCGTAGGTCTTTGGTTTCCAACTTTAATACCTCTTAACTGCTGACCAGTACCCTTACATATAATCATTGAGCCATCTTTTAACTCAATTTCAGATTTTGCCCAACTCTTTGCGCTATGACTCCCCCAATAACCAAATAAAGACCTAAATGGTTCTGAGTAATCCATTGTATCTTTTAATAAGCCTAATAACTTAACTGCGTGATCTTGTGTCCTAGATACCAATACAATTAATTTCTTCCCTTCTCCAAACATTAAGTGATATAATGGGAAGACACCACCTACAATAGAAGACTTGGCGTGTCCACGAGGAGCAACAATATTTATTTGTTTTTGATTATTATCTACTAATTGCTCTGCAATCTTATAATGAAAGTCAGGAGAGTCAGATGAAAACATCTGAGGCATACATACTTTCCCAAACAAAATCATATCTTGCTTGAGTTTGGCGTATATTGCTTTTTTTTCTTTAGTAATCTGCGCCAACTAGGTAATCCATCTTATCTTCATAGACAATTAGGTTCATATCTGCCGCTACAGTCTTCATAACTTCCATAAAGGACTCTAATTGCTCTTCATTTTCCGTTTTTGTTACAATAACACAGTGTTTTTTAACTTTGTCTTCCATTTTCCATCAATTCCTTTGTTTGTGACATCTTCAAACTCTTTTTTTCCTCTTTTGCTATTTGGTCTAGTATCTTACTAGTCATATCAATCTGTACCGTATCTGTCTGCATACTCTTTTTAGGCAACATATCAAGGATTCTTACAAATTGTTCTGCTCCACGAAGCATATTAGATGGGTCAGCGTTGTTTTTAGCAATTGATATAGCATCTAGTATCATATCAAGGATGTCTCCCTTTTCAATTCCCCTATCTACTAAGGCTTTTTGTATTTCTTTATCTAGCATCTTCTGTATTTTCTCCGATTTAAACAATCTTTTAGCAGTTAGGTCGGGTCTTTCTTGGTTTTTTCTATAAACTTTACCCACTAATGCCCAATCTATAGGTTCACCGCTTAACATCATCTCCGCATACACCTTTACAGCGTTTTTTGTACGTGTTTTCTTGGCTTCCATCTCATCCCATGTGCGAGTACCTATCTGACTATATTCTCCAGTATCCCTATGAGGCTCATAACATAGCCTAGAATCGCCTATCCATTGACGACCATATGGGAATGTCACTTGAGACTTTTCTTTGTATTTACGGAGGTATATACACTCCGCAACATATCCATCATCTGATAGACCAAACTGACCTTCCCCGCATTCCCTCCAAGGACTATATTCTATTTGTCTCTCATCTGCTTCCTCTTGGGTGTAAACGGGGTAAGTAACAGTTTGATAATCGTTTTTTTTAAATTTTCTGTCTATGTATTCCATACTTATATAACTATCCAGTATATCTATGTACTAGTACATCTACTTATAAGTATATATATATATATATATTATATATATAAGTAATCCATGCGTTAGTCATAGCTAATATGCCCTATATATTCAAAATTGGGTATTTCTGTCC